CAATAGACGACGCGCAATTTATTAGTGGTTCAAATGGAAATGTTGAAATTAGTTCAAGTAATTTTCATTTAGATACCGATGGTTCAGTTACTATGGCAGGAACAATCACCGCAGAAGCAGGTGGAACTATTGGTGGATTTAATGTAAATTCAACCAATTTAACAGGAACTAATTTTGTATTAGATACGAGTGGTAAAAGATTAACAATCGGAACTGGCAATGCGGTATTTGTAGCAGACGCTGATGAGGGTATTTATTTAGGACACGCTAATTCAGGTAGTGCACCATTTAAAGTTAATCGTGAGGGAGATTTGACAGCAACATCAGTTACGATAACTGGTGATGTAAATGCAACAGGTGGAACAACAGCTGGGGCAATCACAGCATTAGGAGTCGTAACAGGTTCATTAATTATTTCATCTTCCAATATTCAGTCGCAAACTACTGCACTTGGAGTTGTAACAGGTTCATTAATCATATCATCTTCCAATATTCAGTCGCAAACTACTGCACTTGGAGTTGCAACGGGTTCATTGTTTACTTCAACTGCCGCTATTGGAGTTGCAACAGCTTCATTATTGGCAGCATCCGAATCAATGCAAACACAACTCGTATTAACATCAGCAGGAATGGATTTAAAAAACGCCGCAGCAGATACAACATTAGCAAGTTATGGAGCAAATACAGTTCTTACTGGTGGAACAATAACATTAAGAAATGCTACTAATAACAACGATAAACTTGTTTTATCTGAAAATAGTATGGTGATATTTGACAACAACAATGAAGTCGCATCATTCGGAGCAAACACCGTATTAGAGGGTGGTACCGTAACAATTAGAAACACTACAAATAACAACGATAAAGTTGTATTGAGTGAAAATAGATTAGAAATATTTGACAACAATAATGTTGTAGCATCATTTGCAGCAAACACCATCATAGAGGGTGGAACAATCACTCTTAGAAACACTACAAACAATAATGACAAAGTAGTATTAAGTCAAGACAAATTACAAGTATTTGATAACAATACTGATGTAGCATCATTTGGAGCAATAACAAGAATTGGTGATGTGGCAAATGAACACATATCAGCGAGTTCCGCTGGTATAGTGATTAAAGATGGTTCATCAACACTAGCAAGCTTTGGAACAACTGCTCAAATATTCGACCCAACAAATGATGCTACTTTTGTAAAAGTTGGTTTTGGTAGTATTGATATAATTAGTGGTAGTGTTACGGGTAGTTCATTTGGAGCCGCAACATCAAGTTTCTTTGGAACAGGTTCAGACAACAACGATAGATTAGAAATGGTCGGAGAAGGATTAAATATTTATAAAAACAATGCCCGAGTTTCAAGTTTTGGTTCAACCGTAGTTGTTGGAGAAGTTGCTGATGATTCATCAAGAGTTGAAATAAGTTCAGGTGCAGTAAATATTATTAATAGACAAGGCACAACCGATACCACAATAATATCATTTGACGATTCAGGAGATATTGAGTCAGGTGACTTCTTAATTGAAAGAACAAGATTATTCGGAGCAGGAAATGATGGTGGAGTAAAACTACTTCACAATAGTGCTTCATATTCAGCAAATGGACAAGGTTCAGCAACAGGAGCTACTGGTATTCCAGGAAATGCAGGAATTCTCAATGAAGAGGGAACACTTATTGTATCAAGAAGTTCAGCAGTTTGGTCATTACAGGGTGATTGTTATTTTTCAGATTTAGAAGTTGATGGAGCTACCGCAACAACATTAAAGACAAATGGATTTAGATTATTCGTTCAAAATACATTAACCGTAGATAGTGGTTGTGTTGTTCACAATGACGGAGCAGTAGGTTCAGCAGGTGGAGATGGTGGAAGTACTAGAGCAGCCGCTGCAGCTGGTGGAGCAGGTGGAATTGGTGGTTCATTATCAGCTGGAACAGCAGGTTCACAAGGTGGCCAAGGAGCAAAGTTTGGAACTGGTGGAACAAATTTTGGAGCAGCAGGTGGAGCTGGTGGTGGAGCCGGTGGAATCGTATTTATATCCGCAAGAACAATTGCAAATAGTGGAGTAATTCGTTCTCACGGAGGCGCAGGTGGGAAAGGTGGAGCTGGAACATTTGATAGTAATGTTGTAGAAGGTGCAGCTGGAGCAGCAGGAAATGTAGGTGCAGTAGGAACAATAATACACATAAAAGTTTAACAAAGGAAATGGGAGAATAAAAAATGGCAAGAATTGATGGGGGAGCAGCAGGTGGAGCAGGTGGAACAACAACCGCTGTAACACGATTAAAAGTAGTAGACCCACATATCGTTACGATGATGCGTGATGTTATGGATGCCGCAGAAACAGCTAAAAGATTAACCGTTGGTGGTGGCGCCGGAGGCGGCGGAGGTGGAGGTGGAGCTCCAGGAACTGACATTTCAACATCAAATGTTGACGCAACTCAAGGTGTAATTGGAGCAACAGTAACCAATGCAGTCAATACATCAGCTGGAGCAGCAGGTGGTTTGGGAGCAGATGGTGCAGAGGCAACAGCTGCAGAGTCCACAACGGCCGGTCGTGGAGGCGGCGGCGGAGGCGGCATGGGAGGAGTTATTGTGATAATAACAACTTCTGCAGCAGGAGGTTCCAATGTCGGAACAACAACCGTAACAGCAGGAGCAGCAGGAGCCATAGGTGACGCATCATAATGGAAGTATTAATTAAAAATCCATTTTGATTATTTTAAGTGATATTTATATAAAAGGGTGAAATTATAGAAGTGATAAATCTAAGATTGTCCAGATGTTATACTAAATTATATAACTCTATATTAAAACCATTAAGCAAATTAGAACAAAAGAGAATATCTATTCCCGCCAGAAAAAGTTCTAATTTGAAATGGTTAAAAACGGAGTATAGGGTTATTTTCAAGGCAGTTAAAATCTAAATCAATATGATTAAATCAAATATAATTTTACAATAAATTGGAACAATATAAACTAAATAATAGAGGAATATAAAAATGTCAAAAGATATATTTTATGATACAGAAGCAAGAGCATCACTTAAAAGTGGTGTAGATAAATTAGCAAACGCAGTGAGAGTAACATTAGGGCCAAAAGGTAGAAATGTTGTCATTGAAAAACAATTCGGTTCACCAGTCGTAACAAAAGACGGAGTAACGGTTGCAAAAGAAGTAGAACTTGAAAATAAATTAGAAAATGTAGGTGCTCAAATGGTAAAAGAAGTAGCATCTAAAACTTCTGATATAGCAGGTGACGGAACAACAACGGCAACGGTTTTAGCACAATCAATCATCGCAGAGGGATTGAAAAATGTAACAGCTGGAGCAAATCCAATGGAAATCAAAAAAGGTATTGATTTAGCAAAACGAAATGTTGTTAAATTCATTTCAGATAAATCAAAGGATATTCCAGATTCAACTCAAATCGCACAAGTAGCAACTATATCAGCAAATGATGATGAAGAAATTGGAACAAAGATTGCAGAAGCAATGGATAAAGTCGGTAAAGACGGAGTAATTACCGTAGAAGAATCTAAAACAGCAGAAACTTATCTTGAATTCGTTGAAGGTATGCAATTCGATAGAGGATATCTATCACCATACTTTGTATCAAATTCAGATACTATGGAAGCGCAATTAGAAGACCCATATGTCTTAGTTCACGATAAGAAAATCACTAATATGAAAGATTTATTACCTTTACTTGAGAAAGTAGTTCAAGCAGGTAAATCTATTCTTATTATTGCAGAAGATATTGAAGGTGAAGCACTCGCAACGCTTGTAGTTAATAAGTTAAGAGGAACTTTCAATGTTATAGCAGTTAAAGCACCTGGTTTCGGAGATAGAAGAAGCGCAATGTTAGAAGATATAGCAACATTAACAGGAGCAACCGTAATATCTGAAGATAAAGGATTCAAATTGGAATCAACTACTTTAGATGAATTAGGAACTTGTAAAAAAGTTGTTAGTGATAAAGACAATACAACTATCGTTGATGGTGGTGGAACAACAGAATCTATTTCAAATAAAGTTAATGAAATTAGAGTTCATATTGAAAAAACTACTTCAGACTACGATAGAGAAAAACTACAAGAACGATTAGCAAAACTAAGTGGTGGTGTAGCAGTATTAAATGTTGGAGCAGCAACTGAAGTAGAAATGAAAGAAAAGAAAGATAGAGTTGATGATGCTTTACACGCAACACGAGCCGCTGTTGAAGAAGGAATTGTAACAGGTGGTGGTGTTATATTGCTTAGAGCAAGTAGAGACTTGGATAATATAGAAACAACACCAAGTTTACAAGTCGGTGTTGATATTATGAAACGAGCATTAGAAGGCCCAATAAGACAAATATGTTCAAACGCTGGTGTTGAATCATCAATCGTTGTTCAGAAAGTTCTTGAAGGAAAAGACGACTTCGGATATGACGCAAGAAATGACGAGTATGTTGATATGTTTAAAGCAGGTATTATTGACCCAGCTAAAGTTTCAAGAGTAGCCGTTGAAAACGCAGCTTCTATATCTGGATTGTTATTAACTACTGAGGTAGCCATTACGAACAAACCAGACGAAGAATCAGATAACGCACCCGTAGGTAATCAGAATATGGGTATGGGAATGATGTAGTCCTATGAATATGAAAATTGAAAAAATATTAACAAGAAATTAGGAGATTGTTATGTTTAAAATGATAAAACGATGGTTTGAAAAATTCAAACAAAAAAGAAAACTAAAAAAGAAGATTGAAGCATTAAATAAACGTGACCCGTTTATTTATAAGTAAGCAAAATCATTCCCTTTAGAACGATTCCCACAGACATAAAATTTGGTAAATTTATATTTATAGTTGTATAGAATTATAAAAATTAAGGACAATATGCTAAAATTAAAAAACTTATTAAAAGAAGATGTAAAAATTCAAGTATCAAAGAAAGATGACGGATACATTTACCAATGGAAAGAAGAAATGAAAGCAGGTAAATTTGACCCGAAAAATCCTACACTTGTAGTATCTGGTATGGGTTCATATGATTTGAAAACATTAAAAAGTAGTATTGCAGGACAATTATTAGATTTATCAAAGAGATTAAAAAAAGGAGATGATATGGATGTTGATAATGTATATCATTTATTGATAAAGAACGATTCACTATTATATAAAGTAAAAGCTTTGAAAGATGTTCAAGATGAACTAAGAACATCAGTATGGAAACGAAGAATTACAATGTATAAGAATAAGAAAAGATAATGATTAAATTATCCGATATATTATTAGAAGCAAGTCTTACAGGCCAAGCACAAGGTTCAGAAGAACTGGGTGGATACAAGGGATTCGTTAAAAAAGAAGAATTTGAAAAGTATAAGAAACATCTTGCTAAAACACTTCGTGTAGAATTAGTAGAGGGTGTTGATGACCCAGGAATATTAAAAGCAGTATTCTTAGCAGGTGGTCCAGGTTCAGGTAAAACTTATATTGCAAAAGGATTATTTGGAATACCAGATAAAGTTAATGTATCTCAAACAGGTATGAAAATGGTTAATTCAGATAAAGAATTAAAATACTTATTGAAAAAGTTTGGGTTTGGAACTGATTTAGATTCATTACCAGATGAAGTATTTGCTAATTTAACCAACCCATCAGACCCAAAATATAGTGGGTTAAGAAACTTTGCAAAAGACCTAACAGCAGAACGAAGACGATTATATCAAAATGGAAGACTCGGTATGATTATTGACGGAACGGGTGATGAGTTTAATAAAATCTCAATGGAAAAGAAAGAATTAGAAGCAGTCGGATATGATTGTTATATGATATTTGTTAATACATCATTAGATGTAGCACTTGAAAGAAATGAAAACCGAGATAGAATATTACCTGAAAAGATAGTAAAAGATTCACATAAAGCAGTAACTCGGAATATGGGTGGGTATCAAGGAATGTTCGGTGGTAGTAATTTCTTAATCATAGATAACAATGACAATGTTGATGACGAGAAAAAGGCACAAAAAAGATTTAATATGTTGGTTAAGCAAGGTCTTGGAAAATTTGTAAATAAACCTTTGAAGAATAAAAGAGGTTTATCTTGGGTTAGAAAAAATAAAATATTAAAAGGAAAGAAATAATGTTAACATCATTTGACGAAATTATAGAAATAACTTTAAAACACGAAGGTGGATATGTCCACGACCCAAAAGATTTAGGTGGAGAAACTAACTTCGGTATAGCAAAAAGATTTTACCCAGATGTAGATATAAAAAACCTTACAAAAGAAGAAGCAAAGGAAATTTACAAGAAAGATTATTGGGACAGATTTAAAGCTGAAAAATTACCAGAACATTTAAGACACGTTCATTTTGATATGTGTGTTAATCAAGGGTATGGAACAGCAATAAAGATTTTACAAAGAGCGTGTAATGCAAAGGGAGCCGATATCGCCATTGATGGTGGATTCGGACCTGGAACACAAGCTGCAATCAATACATACAAACCTACAATTGATAGAGTTCGTTGTTATAGATTGAAACATTATTACGATTTGGTAAATAAAAAACCCGAACAAGAAAGATTCTTGTTTGGATGGTTTAAACGAGCATTATCAGTATAGGAGATAAAAAATGGCAGTAAAAGATGTAGCAGGAACACAACATTCTTTTGTTGAAAGAACAAGAACAATAGAGAGAGTAGTAAAAAATGAAACTATTACTACTTTACTTAAACACGTTGGTGGAACAGCAAATGCAATATATGAAGCAACTGGTTCACAAGGTGAAGCATTGTCAACACACTTTATGGTAGCATCACAAAGTAATGTTGAATCATTAAATAGCTTTAGTGGTTCATTGTCTGACGGTGGAGCTTATAACGCAAAAGGATTGGTAACAGGAACATTGTATCCAATATCATTGAGTTATGTAAGCGCAAGTACACACGCACAAGTAGATTTATTTAGATAATAATGAATCAAGAACTACGACAAATCGTTAGAGAGGTCATCACAGAACTCATAGACGATAGCATCTGCATAAATTGTGGAAATATCGTTGACGAGGACTTGAGAAAATGGTTCGGAAAAGGTGGAGCAGGTGGAACAACCAAAGGTGGTTGGGACAGATATGGTTCAGACGGACAGAAACTCGGTAAATGTGGTGGTGGAAAAGAAGGTGGTGCCTACGCCGCTTGTTTGAGCGCCGAAAAAGCTCGTAAACTCGGTCCAGACGGAAGAGCATCATTTGTACGTAGAAAAAGAACAGACCAAAAGAAAGCTGGTGATAGTAAGAAAGGATTGCAGAAATCTAAAGGTAAAAAACCAGTAATGAGTAAAACAGGAGCATAAGATGAGTTTAAAATCATTAGTTAAAGAAGTAATTGTAGAAGAAAAATTAAATATGTTCTTAGAAAAGAATGTTCCAACAAATCCAAGCAAGTGGTCTTATTATAAATCACAAGCTAAAAAGAAATTTGATGTCTATCCAAGTGCTTATGCAAATGGTTGGGCAGCAAAAAAATATAAAGCTGCTGGTGGTGGTTGGAAAAAAGGCTAATAATGGCTGGAGATTGTTACGAAGCAAATGGAAATTTTATCATTACTAAGATGAATGATAAATCATTTAAACTATGTCACGGAGTTGCAATATTAGCAACTGATAATAAACCATTTGGACATTGTTGGATAGAAAAAAGTAATAGTTTAGTAATGGATTTTTCCAATGGGAAGAAATTAGCATTACCAAAAAAGAAGTATTATGATTTGGGTAAAATACCAGTCAAAGGATATAAGGTTCACTCTTACACAGGAACAGAAGCAGCAAAGAAAATGGTAGATACAGGACATTGGGGCCCTTGGGATTCCCAATCACCGAGATAAATTATGGCAACATTTCACATAGATGAACCGAGAGAAATCGGAAAGAAAAAGGATAGACTAACATCTAGAGAAAAGAATATGATAAATTTAATGACAAGTGAAGCAGTAAATGAAGCATGTTGGGTAGGATATAAACAAGTAGGTATGAAAGACAAAGGTGGACGTAAAGTTCCAAATTGTATAAAAGAAACTACTGAAATCTTTTATGAAGTAGATGGAAAAGGACACGGATATATATTAGAATATCTAAGATTGCCAGAAGATATCAATGAAGCAGAATATCAAGGAAGAAAAGTAAAACTCGGTAAACCAATGCAAGGCGATGTCAAAAAATTTAAAGTCTATGTTAAGAATCCAAAAGGAAATGTCGTAAAGGTAAACTTTGGCCACGGTGGAACATCAGTAAAGGGTAAAGCAATGAGAATCAGAAAATCAAATCCTGACGCTCGTAGAAGTTTTAGAGCAAGACACAATTGTGATTCACCAGGACCAAGACATAAAGCAAGATATTGGTCTTGTCGTAAGTGGTAAAAAAATGAATAAATTAACAGAATGGTTAGTTAAGCCATTTATCAATGAAGTAGAGTTGCCAATCAAGGTTGGTGATGTTGTATTGATGGGTAGGTTTAAAAACAAACGAGTAAAAGTTAAGTCAATCACTTACAATGAGAAAGGTGATTTACAAATCAATGGCAGACCTGCACTTAAATTCAGAATACAAAAATCAGATAAAAAGTTATTACCGACAAAAACCACAAACAAATCATCAGCAGAACCAGATTCAGATAGAAAAGGTGTTGATGATGAATATCCACATTACAAATTAAAAGAATCACCAGCAAAGTTTCAATCAGTTCATCTTAAATCAACATTTGATTCATTGTTCGGTAGTTGGTATTCAAATCACGTTCCACTAACCACTAAACTTATGCAAGGTATTCTCGGTAAAGAACGAGTAAGTGTATTTCACGTTGGTTCTGCTTATGCATCCAAAGATATAGCAAACGTTGGAAGAATCGTTGGTAAGAAAAGTGCACTATCCACATTTTCATCAGTAGACAAGGGTGAGAAACTCGCAAAAGGAAAAGGAATACAAACTCAAGGTGGTGTTATATATCAATTAGAAGGAAGTTTATTAGTTGCAAGCACAAGAGATATGCAAACTCATCCAGACAAAACAGGTCGTAGATGGGTTTCACCAACTTATTTAGCAGGAAAAGGTGCTGGTAGTAAAATGTTTAATGAATTGAAAAAATTTGTCGAAACAAATAAAAGAACCCGCCGAGATTTTGACTTCACAATGGGTGAATTTGATACGGAAATTAGCAATCAAAATGATGACTTAGATTATTCAGACCCTAAACGCATCGGGTTTGAAGAACGAAGAGCAATAGTTAAAAAAGAAGGGAATAGAATAAAACGAGAGTGGATTGTTAAGTATATTAATTTTTGTATGAAAATGATGAAAAAATATGCACCACAAATCAAACGACATATATTGAGTCAAAAAGACAAACCAGCAGAACACGGGTGGAACGAAATCATTGTAAATCAAATTAAAGTAAAAGATGTATTTGTATTAAGTAGAGAAAACTATCCATCAAATATAAAAGAGTTGGAAAAATTTGCAACAGGAAAAATCACTGTAGGTTCACCAGCACAATTTAGAAAATGGTTCAATGAACGAGGTGGTTTAATCAACGAAAGTTTCTTTGGATTAGGAGCAGGAGATGTTCCTTCACCGAGTAGAAAAGGTGTTGAGAAAATGAAAAAGAAAGGCAATACTTCAGTTCCTTATGGTAGTGGATATAAAAAAATTGATGAGAGAGCAACAAATGCATACTCACAAGGAAAACTACACAAAAACATTACAGGATTTAATCTTACTTATAAAGGAAGAAAATATAAAGAGATAGATTTTGAAGTAAAGAAAATAGATAACAAAAAAGATATGGTTACTTTGAGAATATTAAATCCAAAAAAATTGTTTGGAAAAGATTTACCAGTAGCATTTAAAACTATTCGTAGAGGCCCATTTATGAAAACCGATACGAGCAAAAAAGTAAACGAACAAGAAGAAGTTAAAAAGGTTGTAGCAATTTATCCAGGTAGATTTCAACCATTTGGCCCACACCACAAAAAAGTATACGATGCTTTATCAAAACAATTTGATGAGGTTTATATTACTACATCAGCAATACAACAAATGCCAAGACACCCACTCAATTTCAATGAAAAGAAAAAACATATGGTTAAAATGGGGATACCAAGTAGTCGTATCGTACGAGAGAAAAGTCCTTATGTAGCAATCAATGCAGTAAAGAAACTTTCAAAAGATACAGCGGTAGTTTATGCAGTTGGACAAAAAGACAGACAACGAATTCCAACAGGTAAAAAGAAGTCAGGTGGGTTAACTTACTTTCAAGACTTCAAGAAAAATTTAAAAAATTTAAAAGGACACGAAACACACGGATATATTTTTATAGCACCACACCAAAAAGTTAGTGGTATATCAAGTGGAACAGAAATTAGAAATCTATTAGGTAGTCCGAAAGTTGATGATAAGAAAAGGGAAAAAATATTCAAACAAACATTTGGATACTTTGATAAATCAACTTATGAAACAATGACTTCAAGATTTGGTAAGTTATTTGAATTTGTTCAACAACCAGAAGTAAAAAAGATTATAAAAGAAGTTAGTGGTTTTGGAACAAGTGTAAACGCAAGTGATATGTCAGATGAGGGTATGTATGATTTCTTTGGTTCATTGGATGACTACTTTAGAGTATCACCAGAACACGCAGAAATATTAGGTTGGGAAGTTATAGGATTTCCAATCAAAGATTCAATGGATATGGCATTTACGATTGAAGCAGATGACTATGAACAAGATAGAGCAAAAACCGTAACATACGGAAAGACTATAAATCAAACAAGAAAAAATACAGATAGTGTTGATAATCCATTTCCAAAATATAAAGAAAGAATGATACAGAATTTGAGTAGTTTGAATTGGGAAATCATTAAGTTCTTCGGAGAAGAAAGTGTATTGGGCGGATTTATAGAAGACAATGATTTAACACCTGAAAAAGAAACACCATTAGTAGATAAAGACGATATTAAAAAACTTGAAAAAGATTCGGAAAAGGGTATTGCACATATTAAGAATAAATTAAGTGAAAGTTTTGTAAAAGATGTGAAAAAAACTTTTTTAACTGAAGGTGGAGCATATGGACATATGAATCATCCATTTGATGATAATAATTTGCTCTTTTCAGACTTGAAGAACATAGTTATTATAGGTTTAGAAGGAAAGCTAAATCGAGAAGATAAGGTTTCTGAAAAACTTGACGGACAAAACCTAATGATAAGTTGGGTTAATGGAAAGTTAAAAGCAGCACGAAATAATGGACACATTAAAAATCGTGGTGCAAGTGCATTAGACGCTAAAGGAATGGCAAGTAAATTCGCTGGACGAGGACAAATCAAGAAAGCATTTTACGGAGCTATGGTAGATTTAGAAAAAGCAATAGGTTCGTTATCCAACGCACAACAAGAAAAGGTGTTCGGTAATGGAACTAAATGGATGAATTTAGAGGTTATATATCCACAGACAGCAAACATAATTGACTATGATGTTGCAGAAATAGTATTTCACGGAGCATTAGAATATAATGAAAGTGGCAAACCAATTGGACAAGCAAAAGATAGTGCAAGAATGTTACAAGGTATGATTAAACAAGTAAATCAGAATATACAGAAAACATTTAGAATTTCAAGACCTAATTTTTTAACTATTCCAAAATCCCAAAACTTCGGTAAATTAAAGAGTCAGTTTTTAGGACAGCTAAATAAATTACAAAAAAGATACAACTTAAAAGATAGTGATAGATTAGGTATGTATCACGAATCATTTTGGAAAGAATATGTATTCAACGCAGCAAAACAATTTAAGGTTAATTTGAAATCAGACCAATTTATTAAGTTGGTTAATCGTTGGGCATACTTTGATAAGACTTATAAAATACCACAAATAAGAAAAGACTTTAAATCAAAACCACAATTTTTAAATTGGATATTAGATACGGACAAAAAAAATCATATGAGTATCTGGAAAGAAAATATAAAACCATTTGAAATACTATTTTTTAAAGTGGGAGCAGAAATATTAAAAAACATACAAGGGTTTTTAGCAGTATCACCCGATAAAGCAACACAAAAAATTAGACAAGATGTTATCAGTGCGATGAACGATTTAAGAAAATCTGGTAATATAGAAAAATTACAAAAACTAAAAATACAAATAGAAAAATTAGAAGCTATCGGTGGATTAAATGCAATTGTCCCGAGTGAAGGCTTGGTTTTCAAATATAAAGGAAACCTATACAAATTCACAGGAGCATTTGCACCAATCAATCAAATACTCGGTAGTCTAAAATTTTAAGGAGTTATAATGGCAGGTAGGTCAAAAGAAGCAGAAAGAGAAAATAAAGCATTAAGTGCTATTTTAAAAGGACAAGATGTAGAAAAAAGGTCAATGGTTGGATATACACCTGAAGCAGAAAAAGACTTAGGTGGTGAAACGAGAAAATCAGAATTAACTGATATTATGTCAGAAGTTAGAATGCCCTGGTTTTGTCCAGATTGTAAAAAAACAATGAAGAAAAAACTTGACGATAAGTTTTGGAGATTGATGGGACATTGTTTTGATTGTCAAATAAAATTTGAAAATAACTTGAGAATGAAAGATTATTCTGAATATGAAAAATATTCAAGGGAAAAAGTTCTTAAAAACCAAAAAGCACAACTAAAAGACTTGGAACAAAGTATTGATGACTTTGAAAAAACAGGTGGTAAAAAGAGTTGGTATAATAATGTAGGTGTAAATACACCAATGTTAGAAGAAGACAAGTGGGAAATGGGTGAAAAAGAATTTGATAAGACAATTGAAGAAGCAAGAGATTTTATTAGAAGTAATAAAGACAAAGTAGAAGAAGCACAAAAACAACTAACGGGAGTAAAATGATGAAATTCATACAAATGATACTTAACTTATTCTTTGGTGGTAACCAAAAGAAAGAAGTCAAAGAACTTGATAAAGCAATCAAAGTTAAAGACAACGAAGTTAAAGAACTTGAAAAAGAAGTAAAAGTTCTTGAATCAAAGAAGAGAGTTAACAAAAAAGAAGTAGCAAAACTTAAAAGAAAAGTAACTACTACTAAAAAACAACTAGAAAAAGCATCAGAAGCAGTAAAAGAAGATAATGCTGATGACGCAGTAAAATTTTTGAAGAAGTTTTCTAAATAGTATATATTTATATATATGAGATATATTATATACATACTATTCGCAGGACTCTTGTTCGCACAAGATATCCAAGAACCTAAGACTTATTCTTTCACGGAAGACCAAGTATTAGGATTTACCAATGCAATTAAAGAATTAGAACTAAAAGATAGCTTAAATGTATCATTAGTTTCTGATTACGAGATGATGGTAAAGAGATTGGAATCAAATGCAGCAATAGATTCTATGTTAATAGAGAACAAAACCGTACAAATCAATCTACTTAAAGAACAGACTGACCTTTTAAATCAAAAAGTAAAACTTGTTAGACCTAAATGGTATGAAAACAAGTGGTTATACTTTACATTTGGAGTGATGGCTACTGCAGGTTCAGTTAAACTTGCAGGTCAGATAGTAGATTAATGGTACAACCGATAAAAGAAGTAATTAAATCGGAATATATAAAGTGTGCACAAGACCCAGCATACTTTATGAAGAAATATTGTTTAATTCAACACCCGATAAAAGGCAAGATACCTTTTGACTTGTATGAATTTCAAGAAAAGACCGTAAGTGAATTTCAAAAGGAACGATTTAATATTATTTTGAAAGCTCGTCAGTTGGGTATTTCAACATTATCAGCTGGATATAGTTTGTGGATGATGACATTTCAACAAGATAAGAATATCTTGGTTATCGCTACAAAACAAGAAGTAGCAAAAAACTTGGTAACGAAAGTTCGTGTTATGCACGCAAATCTACCGAGTTGGTTGAAACAAAGATGTGTGGAAGATAACAAATTGAATTTGAGATATCGTAATGGTTCTCAAATCAAGGCAGTATCATCAGGTCCAGAAGCCGCTCGTTCAGAAGCTCTATCATTATTGATATTGGACGAGGCAGCATTTATTGATAAGATTGATGATATATGGACAGCAGCACAATCTACCTTAACTACTGGTGGTCAATGTATTGCATTGTCAACACCAAATGGTGTGGGTAATTGGTTCCACAAAACTTGGGTAGAAGCTGAAGAAGGTAGAGGTATGTTCAACTTTGTCAAACTTCATTGGTCAGCTCATCCAGATAGAGAGCAAGATTGGAGAAATGAACAAGATGTTTTACTTGGGCCAGCAAGTGCGGCACAAGAGTGTGATTGTGACTTTTTAACTTCTGGTACTTCAGTAATTGACGCAACACTATTGGATAATTTAAGAACACGATGTGTTCAAGACCCAATGGAAAAACGAGGTGTTGATAGTAATTGTTGGGTTTGGGAACCACCAAACTACTCAAAAAGCTATGTAGTTAGTGCTGATGTAGGTAGAGGTGATAGTGCAGACTATTCTGCTTTCCACGTTATTGATGTGGATAACTTAGAACAAGTAGCAGAGTATAAAGGTAAAATAAATACCAAAGATTTTGGAAATATGTTGGTAAGTATAGCAACAGAATATAATGATGCGATACTTATTATAGAAAACAATAACATTGGTTGGGCAACCATCCAACAAGTAATAGATAGGGATTATCCTAATCTATTTTATACAAGTAAAGACTTACAATATGTTGACGTTCAACACCAAATGAACAATAGAATCAACAGACAAGAAAGAAATATGGTGGCGGGTTTTTCAACGACTTCTAAGACCAGACCACTAATTATTAGTAAGTTAGAAGAATTTTTTAGAGAAGAAAGTGTAGTGGTTCGTTCCAATCGTTTGATTGATGAATTATTGACTTTCGTCTATATAAATAATAGAGCAGAAGCTATGAGAGGATATAACGACGATTTAGTTATGTCTTTCGCTATTGCTTTATGGGTTCGTGATACAGCATTAAGATTACGAACTGAGGGAGTAGAGTTAACAAAAAAGACATTATCCAAAATGATGGATAATGAGGGTTTGTACACACCTAACGACAATCAAAATGATAGTTGGGAGTGGGAACCTGGAAAAGATAAAGACAAAGAGTCATTGGAATGGCTCTTATAAAGTGAGGTAAAAATGGCAGATACAACATTATTTGGAAGACTACAACGATTATTTAGTACAAATGTAATCGTAAGAAATGTAGGTGGTAAAAAATTAAAGATAGCCGACACAGACCAAATACAACATCAAGTCAAGAGTCATCTTGTCGACAGATATTCTAAATTACATACTAATTTAGATTTAGCAGGAACAGGATACTCGACCATACATCAGGTTATGGCAGCAAGGTTGGGATTATTTAAAGACTATGAATCAATGGATTCAGACCCAATCATATCAAGTGCATTGGATATATATTCCGATGAATCAACAATGAAATCCGAATACGGACAAGTTGTAAATATTAAGACAGACAACAACAATATTAAAGAAATTTTAAATAACTTATTTTATGATATTATGAACATCGAGTTCAACTTATGGCCGTGGGTTCGTAATATGGTAAAGTATGGTGATTTTTATTTATATTTAGACATTAGTGATAAATACGGAATTACAAATATAGTTCCTTTATCACCATATGAAGTTGTAAGAGCAGAAGGAGAAGACCCAGAGAATCCTTATTATACAAAGTTCTATTTAGAATCAATTGAGGGAGCACACCCGTATTTTGGTCAAAGAGCAGCAAATTCTAAAAATAAAATAGAATTTGAAAACTTCCAAATCGCTCACTTCAGATTAGCAAGTGATAGTAATTTCTTACCTTACGGTAAGTCAATGATTGAATCAACAAGAAAAGTTTGGAAACAATTAACTTTAATGGAAGACGCTATGTTAATTCATAGAATTATGAGAGCACCTTCTAAACGAGTATTTAAGATTGATATCGGAAATATTCCACCAGCAGAAGTTGACAATTATATGCAAAGAATCATCAACAAGATGAAGAAAACACCTATCGTAGACGAAGCAACAGGTGAATATAATTTAAAATACAATATGCAAAATCTAACAGAAGATTTCTTTATGCCAGTTCGTGGTGGAGATAATGGAACAGAAATTTCTGAGTTGGGTGGTATTGATTATGATTCAACAGAAGATATTGAATATTTAAAAAATAAATTATTAGCATCACTAAGAATTCCAAAAGCATTCTTAGGTTTTGATGAAAATATGGGTGGTAAAGCAACACTTGCAGCAGAAGATGTAAGATTTGCCAGAACCATTGAAAGAATACAACGAATTATTATATCAGAACTGACAAAAATATCAGTCGTTCACTTATATTCACAAGGATATACAGATGAAGACTTAGTTAACTTTGAATTAGAGTTAGCAAGTCCTTCAACAATGTATGAACAAGAGAAAGTTGAACTATGGGGACAGAAAGTTTCCTTAGCTCGTGATATGATACAAGATAAGATTTTACCTACTGATTGGGTTTACGATAATGTGTTTAAGTTTTCTGCAGAAGAAAAGGTAGAAATACAGAAACAAATTATTGATGACCAAAAAGAGAAGTTCAGACACTCACAAATTGAAATGGAAGGTAATGACCCAATGGAAACTGGTGACGCAATTGGAACACCAAGTGATATGGCAGCAGTTGGAGTATCAGCAGATGATACCCAAACACCACCTGATACCATAGCGGGTTCAATATTTGACCCATTTCCTACCGGAGAAGATGACCGACCAGAAGACCAACAAGGTGGACGACCACAGGAAATGAATAAATACGGAAAAGATAGTGGAGCAAGAGGACGAGACCCGTTAGGGAAACAAACCAAGAACAGAAGACCACTTGCATTAGCACACTATGACGCATTGAAAAAAACAATGGGTAAAAAGTCAAAGGATATAATTAACGAAACCAAAAAAGTAGATGAAATGGAACAAGAATATAATGAATATAAAAAGGAAAATAGTGTAGATTAAATACACATTTCTTGATAGTTTTATATTTATTATTACAATTAGAAGAAATACTTTGGAGCTCAAATGTCTTTATATGTTAAACACAATAAAATAAAGAATACAGCAATTCTTTATGAACTTTTATCTCGTCAAATTACAGTTGACGTGTTAAATGACACAAAAAGCCCTAAGTCAGTAGCATTATTTAAAGAATTCTTTAATAAAAATACTGAATTAGGGAAAGAATATGAATTGTATTCAATTCTATTAGAAAAAAAATACAAAAGCGATTCACACGCATCTCAATTAGTCGAGGCGGTGGTGAAAAGTCGTAGAAAATTGTCTAATCGTAGATTAAACAATGAAAAATACAACTTAATCAAAACCATAAAAGAAAATTACGATATAAAAGAGTTTTTCAATACTCGTTTACCTAATTTTAAAATTATGGCATCGGTTTATAAATTATTTGGAACGGAAACAGGTAAAGAAGACTTTGGACCAGTCCAAAAGACAGATTCAGCCATTACCATAACTGAACATATTGTTCAGTCTAACAAAAAAATTAAAAAATCCAATCAAGTTGTTGAGAATTACTCTGAACAAGATAAAGATTTGAGATTATTAAGTTATTCCTTGTTGGTTGATAAATTTAACAAGAAATATAAATCTTTAAATGAAAGTCAAAGAAACTTATTGAAACAATATATCAATAATGTATCTAATACAAATTCATTAAAAGAATTCATAGACAATGAAGTAGTAAAAATCAAAAAAGCTCTAAAGAAATTACTTCCAAAGGTCAATGATGAAATTACACAAATAAAATTAGCAGAAGCTATTGAACATACTGATAGTGCTACTAAGGGAAAAGTCGTGCGAGATAAGCACGTGGTTGCTTTAATGAGATATTATGAACTAATTAAGGAAATTAAAAGTGTCCAAAGCACAGAAAATAGCTAAATTAAAAGAAATCATACGAGAACTAATTAAGAATAATCTCGAAGAAGTTTCTACAACCGCTTCAGCCGGAGCAGCAAGTCCAAGTGGAACTGGTATTTATTATGATACCCCACTGGCATTTTCAGGCAAATCTAAAAAATCTAAAAAGAAAAAGAAAAAGATAACTCACGCTGCAGGTATGAAGCCAGTAAAAGAATCAGTAATTAACGAATATGTTAGTGTAGATAATTTTAACAAAGACTTCAATATGGCTATGGACTTGGTTATTAAACAGGCCAATAATTTAAAAGGCCCATTAGGAAAGCATCCAATTAAAAGAAATGTCAATAAATTAAAAGCAGTTCAAAATCTATTCAAAAAATTTGTAGCACCAGCTTTAGTAAAAGCAGATAGAGATATATCAAAGGGTTTTGATTTAACGAGAATAAAAAAAGATTTAGCAGACGGAAAATTTAAATCAGTTCTTGAATATCAAATAATGAATAGAATTGGTGGTCGTGGTTATGATAGTAATGAATTTTTTGGAATAGATGACAAAGTCAAAAAATTATTAGATAGAATTTTTGGTGAATTAAGAAAATTGGTAAACATTATGGACAAAGCACAATTAGAGTCCGTAAATGAAGCATCTACATTAACCTTAAGAGGTAAAAATGGTAAAATGGTTGATGTTCCAAGAAAATTCGCCAGTATAATTAGTGGAATTGATAGAGGAATGTCAAAATTTAATCCACGAGGAG